CAAGACGCCCTTGCAGGCGATGAAAGACTGGCACAAACTTAAACCAGAGCTGTTCAAGAAACAGCCGTACTACCGTCGGGGATGTGACACATAGTCGTCGAGATCGCGCAAGCTGCGGATCACCGGTGCGCCCCAGGGAACGCCGCGCGCCTGCGTGCGCTGTTTCTCGTAGATATGGGCAATCTCACTCGCCAAGACTGGACGGCTTTGAAGCCCGTTCTGCAATGCGCCATAGGCATCGCCGGGATGTTCGGCATGCAGCCAGTAGGCCCGGCGTTTCCCAACCGGATCGAACTCGATCCCCTGCACCAGCCGACCCGCGCCGTTGGCACCGGATTTGGTGGCGTCGAGAAAGTCGGCCTCAAGCACCTGAAGCTGAAGGGGTACCTGCAAACCATCCCCCGTCCGGCGCAAACGACGACGCACCAGCACCTCGCCAGCCTCGACCATTTCCCGGCAGATCAGCGTCTGCAGCCCGTAGAAGTCGAGCTGGCCATCAGCATCAGCGACGTCTGACCACCGTGCGAACAAAGCATCAACCTTGCGATCCAGCTTGTCGTCGCCACTCGCAGCGCGCGGCATGATCCCCGCACCGACGATGTTGTTAACCAGCACCGCCACGGCCTTTGCCGCGTGCGGATTATTCCGCACCAGATCGCGCATCCGGTCGCGCAAGAGTGCCCCGGCCACGCCAACCTCGGTGTCGGCGGATGTGCCTGGCGCGCGCCAGCCGTCGGTGCGTCGTCCCTTCGCAGCACCATCATAGCCCCGTGTCAGGGTTTCGAACGCCTGCCGCGCCAGCACGCGCCGCGCCGCAGTACGCGGTGCCACCGAGGCAATCGCATGGTCAAACCAGTTGGCTGACATCAGCGATCCCCGCGCGAGAAGCCCGCGAGACCAGCGACCGGCAAAGGCCGGGTCGTGCCCCCGATGGCCCGCTCGATGGTCCGGATGCGGGTCAGCAAATCCTCGGCTGAGCCATAATCGACGGATTTGCCGTCATAGCTGACGCGCGTCGTGCCGCTGGCATAGGCCCGGCGCAGCGCCGAAAGTTCGGTTTCCGTGCAATCTGCCATCAAAACCATCCTCCACGCCGCCCGAGCCAGTCGGATCGGCGTTTTCCCTGCGACGTCTGCGCTTGCCTGTTGATCTGCCCCGCGGGATCCGCAGAGGCGTCAGCGACGCCGAGCTGATCCTCGAGGTCACGCCATTTCTCGTCCGTCCAGCGATCTGCGCCCACGATCCAGGCGGCGGCGCGGGCATAGACCCGGCAATCCAGCGCCTCGTTGCGTTCCCGCAGCTTTTGCCATTCCAGCCGGGCGAAGCCGCGCTTGGTACGCACGGTGACCAGTTGCTCGGCGACGAACTGCTTCAGCCATTCATTCTCGACCCAATGCGGCAGATGGACCGTGCCGGGTGAGAACGCCGCGCCGTCGGCGCGTTCCTCATCCGTCGGCCGTTCCAGCCGCAGAAACCGATAGGTCTCGGCCTTGAACGTCGATACCGCCACGGTCCAGAGGCGCGCGCCACGGCGCAGCCTCTTGCCGCCCTCGGTCGCGTCCACATAGGTTGGGCCAGACACCGGGCTTGCCCGATTGAACCCTTCGACGCCCTTTACGGGGGCCACTTGCGCGAAGCCTTGCGCCCGTGACCAGCCATAGACCGCAGGGGCCTCGTAGCCGGTATCGATGGCGAGCCGCGCGATCTTCAGATGCGCACCGCGCTCGTGCGGCCACGTCCGGTTCAACAGCGCAGTCAGATCGCCCCAGGCTTCATGCCGGTCCGGTCCACCTTCGATGACGATGTGATCGACGAGCCAGCTTTCCAGCCCTCGGCCCCAGGCCCAGATATCGACCTCGATCCGGTCTTTCTGGACGTCGCCGCCTGCCGTCAGGAACAGCCCACCTGCTGGAACCGTGCCCGATTTCCAGCGCTCGCGGCGGTCGTAGAGCCGCTGCCAGTCCGGTGCTTCGCCGGTTTCGACCCATGTCTCGCCGAGGATCGTGTTGCGGAACGCCTTGATTGCCTCGTCCGACCCCTGCGCCGCGTCCCATGCCCGCACGATCCGCTCCCAACTGAGCCAGCCGATCGGCGAATAGAGCGCTGAGAGGTGATAGCCGACTGTGCCGGGATCGGCGGCGACGGCGGTCGCCCGCCATTCGCCCCCCTCCAGCATCGCCGTCTTGTGGTGTTCCGCGATGGGCGTGTCGCAGCCCTCGCAGTGATATTCCGCCGTCTCCGGGCGACCTTTCTGCCAGCGCAGCCGGTCGAATTTCAGCCACTGTGCGTGGCCACAGTGAGGGCACGGCACGAAGTAGCGGCGCTGGTCGCTTGCCTCGAACTCGCGCTCGATCCGGCTGAGCCCCCGGATCGTCGGCGTCGAGACCAGGAACACCTTTCGCCGATGGGCAAATGTCAGCGACCGCGCTTCGGCCAGCGTGACCGGATCGCCTTCGTCGTCAGCGGAGGCCGGATAGGCATCAACCTCATCGAGGAAGATGTAACGCGCGGGCGTCGAGCGAAGCCCGACCGCCGAGTTTGCCCCCGTCATGATCAGGATGCCGCCCGCGAACTCCTTGGACAGCATGGTATTCCCGGCGTCGCGGGATCGCGCCGGTTTGACCCGCTCGCGCAATTCCGGACTCTCGTCGATCAGCGGATCGATTCGCTGCCGCGAGTTGCGTTTCGCCAGTTCCACGGTCGGTTGAACCGCCAGCATCGGCCCCGGTGCCTGGTGGATGGCAAAGCCGATCCAGTTGTTGCCCGCTTCGGTTGCGCCGACCTGCGCGGCCTTCATGAAGACAATCCGCTGTGTTGGATCGCCGGGTGAGAGCCGATCCATGATCTCGCCCATATAAGGCGTGCGCGCCGTGCGATACCGACCCGGCTCGGCCGACGCGCGGCCCGAAAGCATCCGATGTCGGTCCGCCCATTCCGATACGGTCAAGTCTGGATCCGGCGTGAGGCCCGCGCCCCAGGCGCGCAGGATCTCTGCTGCGCCGTCGAATTCCAGCATGTCGTCCGTTTCACCGGAGATCGGGTTTGACCTCGGCAAGATCGTCGAGCTGGGCACGGACATGTTTCTCCAGGACTTTCTGCATCGCGGCGGGCTCGACGCCCAGATCGGCCGCCATCAACGCGGCCGCACGAGCGGGCCAGTTGACCCAGACATCGCGCTCCTGCCGCGCCAGCCGGAAGACCAACGAAAGAGCGCGGGCGCGGTCAATCAACTCGCCCTTCAGCTTTTGCAGCCGGAGGCGGCGTTCCTGCGCCTTGAGCACTTCATTGGCTGTCTTGGCCTGCAGGAACGTCGTGCCGCTACCGACCGGCGGTGTCGCCATTCCTTGTTCGCGCAGGGTTTCGCCCACGGCCGAGACTGCCGCCTCCGGGACGGGTTTGAGCTTCAGCCTTGGTGCCTTGCGGGTCTTCGACGGATCGGTCGCCCGCGCGCGCAAAGCATCGCTGGCCTCTGCGTCGATGCTGCCATCACCGTGTATTACCAGCCGCCCCGTCGCTTTGGCTTTCTGGATTGCTCCACGCGAGAGGCCGACGCGGGCGGCGTATTGGCGCTCGCTAAGACCCTCCATGGCGCGCTCCGATTATCATTCAAAATCATTTGCTTATGTAGTTGATAAGCCTCCGCACCAGAGCGAACGTGGTCTCAAGAAAACGATGCAACTCACCACGGAACCGCCACGATGACCCGCCTGAACCCGATCACCACACCCCGCCACCAACTGCGCGCCGTGAAGGCTGCGCGGAACAAGGAGGCGGCCTTGAACGCCTTCATCGGCAAGAAAGCCGAAATCGACGAGATGCTCGCCCGCTTGTCGAGTCTGATCGACGACCACTTCAACGCCGACCCCGACGAGATCAACTGGGGCCATGTCGGCACCCTTGAGCATTACGCAAGCCTCCTGAAGCGCATCACCGACAGCGCCTTCAGCGAAGGCGAGCACGCGGAATGACCGGAGCCAACGTCATGGAAACCAGCACCATCCGCATTGCCATTCGCGGCCTCAACGAGCCTTGGGACACGAGCCGCATCCCGGCGGTTCTCGACGAGATCGAAGCATCGCTCCGCGAGGAAGCCGACATTCCCGCGCGCCTCACCGCCGACACCATGACAATCGCCATCGACCGTCTTACGGACGCCGCAGCGCTCCTACGGGACCTCGGACTGATCTGACCTTGGGCCGACGCCCGAACTCTGGCCGCGCACCCTGCGCGGCTTGGGGTCGTAGAAGACCGCGACGGTCGCGGTCCGAACACGGAGACGACCCCATGACCAAGCTTTCCGACACCCAGACGATCATCCTGTCCCGAGCGGCCCGGAACGAGGACCGCATTGCCCTGCCGCTGCCTGACAGCCTGCGCGGCGGAGCCGCCACCAAGGTGGTCGGCGCGATGCTCGCCAAAGGCTTCCTCGAAGAGGTCGACGCCGACATGCGCAAGAGCGAGTCCATCTGGCGCGAGACCGGCGACGGTCACGGAGTCACGCTGGCCGCCACCGACGCTGGCCTCGCAGCCATCGGCATCGAACCCGGGGACGCGAACACCGCGCCTGCGGGCGCGACGGACGCTCCGGCAGAGGAGCCCGTGCAGAACGCCCCCACCGGACCCGAAGCCTCGCCCAAGACGCGCACGCCGCGCGAGGGCACCAAGCAGGCGAC